CGCTAGACTACAGCGTCAACTGGTCCGGCTGGCTTGGCTCTGACACCATTGCAAGCGTCTCTAACGTCGTCACCGGCCTCAGCATATCCAATGCCAGCAACACGACCACAACGGCAACGTTCCGCCTCTCTGGAAGCATCTCTGGTTGGCTGGAACACCGTATCACCACAGCAGGCGGGCGCACCAAGGAGTTGCTGATCCTGCTGGAGGTGTCTGGGTATCCGGTGAAGGACGATTATGGGCTCCGCATCCGCGCCTAAGTTGCGGGTTTTTGGTTTGAGGCAGACGAATTGACGCCTCTACACTACGCGAGATAGCAAATGAGCCTCACACAGCAGCAAGAGCGCTTCTGCCAGCTCATAGCGCAGGGCAAGAACCAGACCGACGCCTACATGGAAGCAGGCTACAAAGCCAAGGATGCTATCGTGGCCAAAGCCGCTGCAAGCCGCCTGTTTGCTAATGTTAACATTGCTAACAGGGTGCAAGAGCTTCGCCAGTCCGTAGCGGGTGAAGCCGAAGTCACGCTGAAATGGCTTCAGGACAAAGCCAAGGAATTGCTGATCGAAGCGCAAGCCGCTGGCCAGTACGCCGCTGCAAACGGCTCCCTCAAAGAACTGGGCATTCTGACCGGATTCCGCGTTGAGAAGTCTGACCGCACGAACCGCACCGTAGAGGATACGAGTGACCTGACCCGTGATGAACTTTACCGTATCGCCAGAGGAAGCCGCGAAGGAACTGCTGCGCCGGGAATTGGCCAAGGACAGCTTAATTGACTTCACGCGCTACACGTACCGCGACTATCGCCCGGCGCCGCATCACAGGCTGATTGCTGAGAAGCTGGAAGCGGTAGAGCGCGGCGAAATCAAGCGGCTCATGATCTTCATGCCGCCGCGCCACGGAAAGAGCGAGCTGGCATCGATCCGCTTTCCGGCTTGGTTCCTTGGGCGCAACCCCACGCGGTCAATTATCGCCGCAAGCTATAACAGCGACCTAGCCGGAGACTTTGGTTACAAGGTGCGCGAAGTGGTCAGGAAGAACCATTTCAGCAACGTGTTTGATGGTGTTGGGCTGGCAAAGGACAGCCAGGCGGCAAACAGGTGGCGGCTCAACACTGGCGGATCGTATGTGTCGGCAGGTGTGGGCACAGCGGTTACGGGGCGCGGCGCTGACGTTCTGTTGATTGATGACCCGTTCAAGGACCGCGAGGAAGCCGAAAGCGAGACAATGCGGGAGAAGGTGTATCGCTGGTACACTTCGACAGCCTACACCCGCTTGGAAGGCGACCTGACTGAAGAAGAACTTGAAGACGACGACATCTGGCGGGACTTTGAGGCACAGGTAGAGACAGGGCAGGCCGAGCCGTTTGAAGGCGCCGTGGTGGTCATTCAAACCCGCTGGCATGAAGACGACCTGTCAGGCCGCTTGCTGGAAGCCGAAGCCAAAGGCGGCGATCAATGGGAAAAGCTGATCCTGCCCGCAATCATGAGCAACGGCGAAGCGCTGTGGCCTCAGAAGTACCCGCTGAACCGCCTGCAAAAGATCAAGGCAGCGATTGGCCCGCGTGACTGGGCTTCACTGTATCAGCAAGAGCCAGCGCCCGACGACGGTACGTTCTTCCTGAAAGCCTGGTTCAAACGCCACGAAAACCCGCCTGAGCGCTGCCACGTTTACATGACCAGCGACTACGCGGTGACCGAGGGTGACGGCGATTACACCGAACACGCCATCTGGGGCGTAGATGGCACTGGCCGCATCTTCCAGCTTGACTGGTGGCATGGCCAGACCGCTTCGGACGAGTGGATCGAACAGAAGCTGCACATGATCCGCAAGTGGAAGCCCATCTGTGCGTTTGGCGAAGCCGGTGTGATCCAGAAAGCAATCGAGCCGATGCTGAAACGCCGCATGACCGAGACATCGACGCGCTGCCGCATGGAATGGCTGCCAAGCATTCACGACAAGGCGACCCGTGCCCGTGCGTTCCAGAGCCGGGCTGCAATGGGCGAGGTTTCATTACTGGACGATGAGAGGGGAGAGCGCGTGTTGAAACAGTTGTTAGCCTTCCCAGCCGGTAAGCATGACGACGCTGTAGACGTGTGCTCGATGATGGGCCTTGCGCTGGACATGGCGCACCCGGCCATTGTGCCGCTCGCCCAGCCCAAGCCGCAAGCGTTCAGCGATTACCGCGCCAAGGCGCCAGACGGGGATAGTTGGCGGGTATGATTGCGGGCAAGCCTCAGACAGAGAAATACGGCGGGCCTGATCCGGTGAACAGCGAGTTCGCCGGGAAGGACATTGCGACCTACAAGAAGTGGGTGCGCCAAGCCGAGGACGCGCACAACGAGGCGCGCAAGCTGTCTCACCGTGACCGCGACTGGTACGACAACTACAATGACACGCAATGGGACGAGCGCGAAAAGCAAATCCTGATGCGGCGCGGCCAGCCGATTGTCACCATGAACCGCATCAAGCGAAAGGTGAACTTCCTGTGCGGTATCGAGCAGAAGGCGCGCTCTGATCCGAAAGCCTTTGCCCGCAAGCCGGGGAACGAGGAACAGGCCCAGGTTGCCACGGACGTCCTTGACTACATCGAGAACACGATCCGCTTTGACAAGATCGCCTCGTCCTCGTTCAAGTGCCTCGCCATTGAAGGCATAGCGGCCATCGACATCTGTTACGAGAAAGGCGAAGGCGCGTTTGGCATTGTCGGCAAGGAAATCGACTTTGACCAGTTCTTCTATGACCCGCGCTCGCGCCGTGCTGACTTCTCCGACGCCCGGTATCTGGGGTATCACAACTGGTACGACCTTGAAGACGCGCTGGCGCTGTTCCCGGACAACCCGGACGCTGAGGCCGCGCTCAAAGGCTCGCTGACGGGCGACACGACGGACGAAGGCTATGACGACAAGCCCCGGTTCCGCTGGGGTGATGAAGACCGGCAGCGGGTCCGTGTGGCGTGTATCTACTGGCGCGCTCCTGATGGCGTCTGGAACTATGCGTATTTCTCTGGCGGCGGTGTGCTGGACGAAGGCGAGAGCAAGTACGTCGATGACAAAGGCGTGCCCACATGCCCCATCATTGCAGCGTCTGCTTATGTGACCCGCGAGAACGAGCGGTACGGCGTTGTGCGCGACATGATCGGGCCTCAGTCCGAGATGAACTATCGCCGGTCGATGTCGCTGTTCCTGATTAAGAACCGCCGCATCTGGTCCAAGGCTGGCGTCTTCCCGCCGGACACGAACCCGAAGGAAGAAGTAGCACGGGCTGACGCGCACCTGATTGCGAACGGGGAATATGGTACGGATTGGGGGTTCATTGAAAGCCAGGCCGAGGTTTCACAGAACTTCGAGCTGCTTCAGGACGCGAAAAACGAGATTGACGCGCAGGGTCCGAACGCTGGACTTCAAGGGCGCGGCGTTGAGAACCAGTCAGGCCGGGCCATCCTTGCCCAGCAGAACGCGGGCCTCGCTGAAGAAAACACGCTCTACGACACGCACAATGACTGGAAGCTGCGTGTCTACCGCGCATTCTGGGCTAGGGCGAAGCAGTTCTGGACCGAGCCCATGTTCCTGCGGATCTCGGATGACGAGGCACCGGAAGGCGCACGGTTCACGCCGGTCAACCAGCCGATGATGCCGGGCCAAATGCAACCGGGCCAGCCAATGCCGGCGCAAGCCCCTCCGATGGGCGGTGTGCCGGGGATGGGGATGCCGGGTCAGATGCCGCCGCAGATGCCCCAGATGCCGCCCCAGATGGGCAATGTGATGCCCATGCCGATGGGTATGCCTCCGATGCAGCCCCCTGTGCAAAACGCGCTCGCTGAAATGGATGTGGACATCATCATTGAAGCCGCTCCGGACATGATCACGCTGCAGCATGAGCAGTTCGAGCAACTGACCGCGATGGTACAGGCCGGGGTTCCGATCCCGCCGGATGTGCTGATCGAGGCCAGCCAGCTCCGCAACAAGAAGCAGCTTGCCGAGAAGCTGGACGCAGGAATGCAGCTCCAGCAAGCCCAGCAGCAATTGCAGGAAATGCAGAAGCAGCTTCAGCAGGCACAGGCCGAATTGCAGAAGGCGCAGATGCCCAAGCCGGAAGCTATCAACCCGCTGGACATGGCACGCGCTCAGGACCTCGCCCGCAAGGCTGACAGAGACGATGCGCTGGCGCAGGCCACGATACGCGACACAGACGCAGGCATTGCCCTGAAGGCCGCTCAGGCCACGCAGGCGCAGGCCAGTGCTTACAAAGCGGTAGAGGACGCCAACCGTCCGCCGCCAGCGCCCAAGGCGCCGCCGAAAGGCTGAGTTCACCAGACATGGGCCGCAAGGCCGATAGCGCCGCCGCCGGGCGTACTCGGGCGATTCAGGCCGCCGCTGTTACGGGCGTTTGGAGATGATGATGAGTGGAGAAAAGGACTTTCTTGACGAGTTTGCCGAGCAGGATGCTGCCCTTGAACCCGTTCAACAACCCCGGGAAAACGTGGAGCCCGCTGGAAGCGGATCACTGCGCGGACCCGATGGGAAGTTCGTGCGGAAGGAAGCAGCCGAAAAAGCAACGCAAGCCGAAACGGGCGCAAAAGAAGCTGCCGGAATGCAGCAGATCACCGAGCCGCCGTCGGATGATGAAGAAGGTGCCCAAGTCCCTCTTTCGGTTGTCAAAGCCCTACGCAAGGAACTCCAGGAGCTAAAACGCTCTCAGGGACAGGCAACCCAAACGCAACCCAAGGCGCCGGAGTTTACCGGGCCACAGGTCGCATTTGAACAGGACCCGCGTTCTTACCTCGAACAGACGCTGCACGCCCAGAAGATGCAGATGAGCATGTTCATGGCAAGCCAGCAGCATGACGAGGCAACCGTTCGTGAAGCATGGTCAGCCTTTGACGAGGCCTGCCGGAATGACCCGGCGACTTCGGCCTACAGCTACACGCTTCTTCAGCATCCTCACCCGATGGGCGAGCTGGTGAAATGGTACAAGCGCGAACAGCAATTGCAGATGTTGAACGAGGCGGGGTCACTTGAGGCCCTCATTGAACAGCGTCTTCAAGCCATGCAAGGCGGGCAACCGCAGGTCCAGACGCAGGGAAGGCCAAACGTCCCGCCATCATTGGCAGGCACAGGCAAGCCCCGCACTTCAGATGCAACCGGTGAGCCCGCAGACGGCTTCGACGTCCTTTTCAAACGCTAACAACCCCTGAAAGGACAAGGCTATGGCCTATACGACCCCGGCAACGGGCAACATTCTCAAGAAATGGGAGACAGACTACTTTGCGGAATACGTCCGCGAGAGTGGGTTCAATCCCTACATGGGCTCGGGCACGAACTCCCCGTTCGTGGTCAAGAAGCAGCTCATTCAGGGCGGACAGGTTATCACCGTTCCGCTCGTCTCGGCGCTGACCGGCTCCAACGTTGGTACTGGCACGCTGGTTGGTAACGAGGAAAGCCTCGGCAACTACTCGTACGACCTCAAGCCCTACTGGCACCGTTATGCGGTCGCCATCAAGAAGTCCGATGAGCAGAACTCGGTCATCGACCTCCTGAACGCCTCGCGTGACATGCTCAAGGTCCGCGACATGGACGACATGCGGGATAGCATCATCAATGCTCTCTCGTCTGTTGTTGAGGCTTCCAGCTCCTACACCGATGCCCCCGGCCACTCGAAAGAAGTCTTCTTCTCCGAGGCAACCACGGCGCAGAAGAACACATGGACGGCTGCTAACCAGTACCGCATCCTGTTCGGCAACGCTGAGGCCAACTACAACGCCACGTTCGCCACGGGCGCCGGTAACGTTGACACCACGAACGACAAGTTCTCGGTGACGTCGCTGGCCCTCCTGAAGCGCATGGCCAAGCGCCGGTTCCGCATCCAGAAAGGTGACGCGATTGACCTGCCGTCGATCCGCCCGATCCGCACTGGCACGCAGGGCCGCGAGTTCTTCGTGTGCTTTGCTGGCCCCGAGACGTTTGCTGACCTCAAGCTCGACATGCGTACCATCAACCTTGATGGCCGCCCGCGTGACCCGGAAAGCAATCCGATCTTCCAGGACGGTGACCTGATCGTTGACGGCGTTGTGGTCCGGGAAATCCCCGAGATCGGCAACGTTGGCCTTATCGGCAACAGCTCGGCCCGTGTGTACCCGGTCTACTTCACAGGCGCGCAGGCGCTTGGCATTGCGTGGGGTCAGACGACCCGTGCCACGCAGCGCAAGGAAGACGACTTTGGGTTCGTCAAGGGCGTCGGCGTCGAAAGCCTCTGGAGCGCAGAAAAGCTGCGTTACAACGGCATCGACCACGGCATGATCACCGGCTTCTTCGCCGCAACCTGATCCGAACACTGAAGGAGACTAAGCTATGGGCTCTCAAGCTCGTGTGTATCACACAAACCAAATCCACTACCTCCGCAAGGACCTGACGTTTGCCAACACGGGCGTTCAGACGGTTGGCGTTCTTCCGGCGGGGGCAATTGTCGTGTCTGCCGGTGTTGTCGTCTCGACGGCATGGAACTCCGGCACGTCGGATGTTCTGGACATTGGCACGTCTGGCGATGGCGACGGGTTCGCAACGGACCTTTCGCTCCGCACGATTGGCAATATCGTCTGGGACGAACTGGCCACGTCGAACGACCTGTACAGCGCGTCTGAAGTGACGATCACCTGTGAGGCCGCTTCGACGGGCACCACGGCAACTGCCGGTGTGGGCCATGTCTATATCGGCTACATCCCGGCAGCGTGATGACAGACCGTCCTCTCCGCCTTGCCGTGCTTACGCCCAGCCTTACGGGGCAGGTACATATTGAGCATGGCGAGGCGATTGCGGACCTGAGAGTGCAATGCCTCAAGCGGGGCATTGCATTCCGCAGGTTCTACAACAAGGGCTCATCGGTCCTCTGCAAGAACCGCAACGCATTAACGCAATGCGCGGTGGATTTCGGGGCGGACTGGGTGCTCTGGGTCGATGATGACATTGCGTTCAAGGCGGAAGACGTGTTCCGGCTGATCGCGCATGACAAGGACATCATTGCGGGCGCCGCACAAAAGCGGACGCACAAATGGGGTGAGCCCGGCGCAATGATGTTTGACGGCGAGCTGAAGCGTGGGCCGGATGGCCTCATCAAGGCAAACCGTGTGGGTACGGGGTTTCTGCTAGTGCGTGGGTCGGTGTTCACTGACCTTGCTGCCTCTGGCCTTGCTCCCGAGTACAAGACCCGTGACGGCGCGCATGGTGATCTGACCATGCGTAAATGGTTCTGGTTCGACGTGGACGCTGAAGGCTATGACGTTGGCGAGGACTATTACTTCTGCAACCAGGCCAAGAAGCTCGACTATGAATGCTGGTGCGATCCTGACGTGAGGCTGTCCCATTTTGAAGGCCTTGTGGAGCACACGCTGAGCCTTGCAGACATCATGCAGGCGATGGAGATGGCTGATGGCAACGCAGGCTGACCTTGTCGCTCGTGTACTGAAGGAACTCTACGTCCTTGAAGGCGGGGCAACGCCGAATGCAACCGATGACGCAACCGTGGATGAAGGCATTGCCGAGGTTCATGCGGAATTGCAGGAACGGCGCATTGCGTATTGGGAACTGACGGACATTCCCGAAGCGGTGATGAGGGGGCTGACCCTCATGGTAGCCGGGAATGTGGGGCGCAGGTTTGTGCCTGACATGAGCGTCGGTGAGTGCGAGCAGATGCGGGAACTCGGGATGAGGCGCATCCGCGAGGTGATCGCGATGCAGCAGGACCACCAGACCGTTCCGCAGAATTACTTTTGAGGTGAGACATGGCAATCCTTCGATACAATGGGCCGCATGACGTACGTGAATTGTGGGGGTTCAGTTTCCCGCGCGGCGCGAGCGTGGAGACCAATGACCCGGACCTGATTGCAAAGGCTATTCGCCTTGACGGGTTTGAGCGCCTGGATGTTGAGCCGGTGCTTGATCCGGCGCCGGAAGACTACCCGGCTTCTCCGGAGCCCGCCGCGTTTGACGAGCTGAAAATCCCGGTGGTGGGTGAGGGGATGTTGCCGGACGGCTGGGAGAAGATGCACTGGAAGCAGCGCGTCAAGCTGGCCAAGGAATTGACTGGCAAGGATTGCGCCAACGGCACAGAGGCCGATGCAGCCCTTAGAGAGGCGCTGGAGCCGCAGTAATGCCCGAAGCCGCGATTGCATCCTCGCATTTCGAGCCCGATGGCTACGGGGATGCGCGGAAGTTCGTCATCAACTATTACGTTGAACCGAACGGGGGCGATCCGCAAAGGCCAGTGCGTCACGTCAACACGCCGGGCAGCCGGATCGTGGATAACGGGACGGTCTTGACCACAAATGTGCGCGGGCTGTTTCAGGCAGATGGGTTTGCAGGTGGTGACGTCGTTGTGCCTGATGGGACGACGGTTCGGCTCTATGATGTGAGTGCTAACACATGGAGCGCCCTGACCGGGTCTCTGACGGGAACGGACAGGGTCAAGGCAGTCTTCGGGGAAGTCCAGGCGGGATTCCTTAGCGGAGGCAGCCTCTTCCAGTCCGGCGGCGCCAGTGTTGCGGCGCTGTCGGACGCGGACTGGGCAACCTTGCTGAGTGACGCAGGCGAGACGGCTTACACGTCGATTGCCACAATGGGCCAGCGGCTCCTTGCGAGCTATGGATCGCGGTTTGCGTTCTCCACAACGCTCCAGTTCAACACGACGACCACGCTGAGCTATTACACCGCAGAATACGCCCCTGACGGGATCGTGGGCCTTGCGGTGATTTCCAACACGTTGATGGTGTTCGGTACGCAGACGATACAGCCGTGGATCGAGACGGGCGACAATGACGATCCGTTCAGCCCTATCGTGGGGCAGGAAATCGACCGTGGCGCGGCTTGCCGTGACAGCATTGTCAAGCTGGACAACACGCTGTTCTTTATCGGGGATGACCTGAGCGTGTACCGACTTAACGGCCTGACGCCTCAGCTATTGAACGCCAATGACCCGTGGGTGAGCCGGTATCTGGCCACTGTCGATCGATCCGACATCGTGTGCAGCGCAATCGAGACCGAGGCGCACAAGTTTTACCTAATCTGGACCCCTCAAAAGTGCATCGCGCTCGATGTTGCAACCGGCGCTTGGCACCTTCGCCAGACCTACGGGTCAGACACTTGGGAATGGGTGTTTCAGGTCACTGTGGACGGCCAGCAGTTTGCAGCACCGGAAGGCAGGACGCTGGTAGAGCTGAGCCGGTCCTACAAGTCTGACCGGATGGCGGATGCCTCGACGTTTGGCACGGAAATCGTGCGGTACTTCTCGGCGCACTTGCCGGTGAACATGGGCAACCAGCCGCTTGGCCAAGTCCGTGTTGAGGGCACAAAGGGCATCGGCCTTGTGAGCGGTCAGGGGTCAAGCCCGCTGCTCTCGATGGCCATCAGCCGGGACAAGGGCAACACGTTCGGGGCGTACCGGGATCGGTCTTTGGGGGCAATTGGTGAATACGGCGCCCGCACGTCATGGGAACAGAACGGACGGGCCATGCCTGAACAGACTGTGCTCCTGTTCCGCCTGAGTGATCCGGTCGGGTTCCTGCCATCCCGTGTGCCAGTGGGTGAGCGATGAGAAACGATCAGTTGGCAGCAGCACGCAGGGTGCAGAACAGGTATCCAGATGTGGCGTTTCGTGCGGTGCCTACGGGGATAGAGGTACGCGGTGTGCTTGTTCCGATCACGGACAACATGAGCCCCGAGGAAGTCCGGCAAGCCTTGGTTATCGAGGTGCTGAATGGCTAAGCGCGTCATCCCTGTGCAGTTTGTGGATTTGGCAACCGGCCAGTTGACGATGGAGGCCATTCGCTACCTCAACGACCTCGACAACGGCGCCAGCGACAGCATCCGTTCGGTGGGCACGATCCTTGCCGGTGTGAACCAGACGCAGCAGGCCATCCTTGATGGCACGCAGCCCCTAGCAGATGTGATCATCTCTGGCACGGGGTCAGTCTCAGGCCAGCTATCGAGCGTGTCCGAAAACGTGGCGGTAGCCGCAACAGCGGCGGCATCAGGCGGGGCATTGTCGGCTTATGTGCTGCCGACATATGCTTACGCTGCCATTGTAGGTGCTGGCACGGCAACGACAAATTCGGTGTCTGTGTTCGCTTCAGGCGGAACTGGGCCGTACACTTACGCATGGGCGAAGAAGTCCGGGCCCGGAACGATTACGGCAAACTCGCCCACGGCAGCAAGCACGGACTTTTCTGGTGTGCTGATTTCCGGGGCGGCACGGTCTCACATCTGGGCTTGTACGGTGACGGACAGCTTGGCGGCAACCGTGGCGGTAGACGTGTCCGTCTACATTGAAAGCGATTCTGGCCTGTAGGGCATAACGGTCGTTGCGACCGAGTAGGAGTTAGAGATGGCGTTTCCTATTGGCATGGTGCTTGGCTCTACAGCCTTGGCAACGATAGGTTCGGCGGTTGCTGGCGGCGCGGCGGCAAGCGCGCAGCGCAAAGCTGCGGAACAGGCTAACCAGCAATTGACGCTCGCCCAAAGGCAGGCGGCTGGATACACCGAGCCTTACCGGAACGCAGGCACGAATGCCCTTGCCCCCCAACAGGCATTGCTAGGCATTGGCGGCGGTGTCGGGGCAAACGGGATGCCGGTCGGATCAACCGACTGGGGCGCATACCTGAAGCAATACGGCCCTGAAATCCAGGCGTTCTACAATCGCTACGGCAAGGCGTTCAAGAAGCTGGGGTCAGACTGGACCGCAGCGGCAGAGCAATACTACAAGCAAGTCGGCCAGATGAAGGGCCACGAAATCCCGAAGGTTGCGGGGCCGGTTGGCTCCGATGGCCAGCCGCTCACACAGCAGCAAATCTCGGATCAGGCTTATCAGACGTTCCTCAACTCGGGTAACAACCGGGCGATGACGGACTTCACCAACGCGGACTTGCAACAGGTTGCGGGTGCGTTCGGGGCTGGCGGAAAATCCCTGTCAGGATCAGCGGTCGGTGCAATGGGCGACCGTCTCGCACGAAACCGATACGGTGCGTACTCGGACTATACCAACGCACTCTCTGGCCTCAGCAGCCAAGGCGCACAGCTTTCGTCAAACCTTGGCGCACAGGGGATGCAGACCGCGCAGCAGATCGGCGCCAACAACATGCAATCGGCAGCGGCACGCGGGTCCAGCTACATGAACACGGCCAATGCGCTTGGAAGTGGCCTGCAAAGTGCGGCAGGGCTTTACGCCTATGGCAAAGGTTCTGGCTGGTTTGAAAAGCCTCCGAGCGTCAGCACAGACGGCTACACGTTTAACCCGATTGGTATGCCGAGGAAGTAAGCCATGTATTTCAACGCCCTTGATACGATACAGGCATTTGAAGCGGGCAGCGCGCGGCGCAAGGAGCGTGAGCGCGAAGTCCAGATGAAAGACTTCGGAAACGCTTTGGCTCAGGGCAATTATGACTCGGCAGCCTCACTCGGGTTCCAGATCGATCCGGCGCTAGGGATGCAGGCCCGGCAATACGGCGAAGGCCAGAACGCTTTGGCGCTGAACAAGCAGATTGCCCCGCTGATGGCGGCTGGCAAATATGACGAGGCAACAACGCTTGCTGCACCGTCTGGCAACCTTGAGCTGATGGCACAGCTCAACCAGTTCAAACAGACCGCAACTGAACAGCAACGCCTAGAAGCGGCGCGCCGCGCTGAGAGCTTCGCCAAGGTCGCCATCAATTACCAAGGCATGTCGCCCGAACAGGCCGCGCAGCGTTGGCAACAGGATATGCCTGCATTGCAGGCCCAAGGGTTCAGCCCTGAGGAACTGGCGCAGTTTGACCCGACTGATCCAAATGACATCAACGACGCGCTATTTGCGGCGCAGACGCTCGGGGATATTATGACCGGGCGCCGCGCTGACGCCGCTGCCAAAACGGAAGCAGAGCGCTGGACAAAAGATTATAACCTTCGCCTGCGTGGTGTGCAGATTGCGGAAGATGAGGCTGAGGCCGCGACAGCAGAGCGCGAGGCGAAGGCTGCCGCAAGTCCAGAAATCAACGTTGACGACGAAGCCTCCTTCCGCCGCGAATACAACTCGATCACCAGCGGGTTCCGCGACGTGCAAGCCTCTTATGGCCGCATCAAAGCGACGGACGCAACAACGCCAGCCGGTCAGCTTTCGCTCGTGTATCAATACATGAAGATGCTGGACCCAGGTTCGACCGTTATGCAGGGCGAGCAGGCCTCTGCCGCCAATGCGCGCGGTGTGCCTGAAGCAACCCGCAACCTTTACAACCAGATCGTTCTCGGAAAGCCGCTTTCTGCCGCTCAAGTGGCAGACTTCACTAATCAGGCTGATCGCCTTTATGCTCGGTCCTTGGAAGATTACGACCAAGCGCGCACGACCTATGAAGGCCTTGCGGGCATGTACGGGTTTGACCCAGAGCGAACGGTCCCAGACCTTGCGACTGGAAGGACCACAGGCACCGTGTTCCAAGGCGGCGCCGTCAACCGCATTCCACAGCCTGCCGTGCAAGAGCTTTTGAGCGATCCTTCGCCGGAAGCCATGCGCGAGTTTGATGAAGTGTTTGGCCGAGGCCAAGCGCAGAAGATCATGCAGCAGCAAGGCCGCGCACCTTCCCGGATCACGTTCTAAGGGGCTTTCATGAGCCGTTTTGCTAAATACGCTGAAGGCCAGACGCAGACGGGCAACCGCTTTGCTCAATATGCTGCCGTTGATCCGAACCGCGAAAACGTGATCAACGAGTACGCCGCTGACATCCAGCGCCGCGTTCAAGGCGGCGCTTATGACCGCGCTGTGGCGTCCCGCTTGCAAGACCCTGCCACGCTTCGCCGCATGGCTGAGATTGAAGCAGAGCGCAACGGCTACCAACCGCCAAAGCAAGACGACAAGCTGGGCCGTCTGGCAACGTTTGCCACGGCATACGGCCAAGGCGGTACGTTCGGGTTTGGCGAGGAAATCTCCGGCGCGGCTGACTTCGTGGGCGGCACGGCAATGGGCATTGCGCGCGGCGAAGGGTTTGGCGCTATCGAGTCCGGCAAGCAGGCGTATTCTGAACGGGTGGCCAAGGACCGCGCCGTTATCAACAAGGCGAAGGCTGACAATCCTTACACCTACATCGCGGGCGAGCTGACCGGCGGTGTCGTTACGACCGCGCCGCTGCCAGTGGGCCTGACGGGCGCAGGTGCCCGCACAACGGCTCAGGTTGGCCTCCAGGCCAGCGCGAAGGGCGACAAGCTGGCAAAGCTGGCTCAGGCATCGACAGGCGCCCGCCAAGCCAGACTGGCTGCAAAATCGGCTGCCCTGAAAGCCAAAGCCGCAAAGCTGGCGCTGCCAGCGCAGAACGTGGGGCAGGCTGTTTCCCGCGCTGGCGGTCGGGTTGCTGAAGCTACCGGCAAGGGAATAGGCTACGGCGCTGCTTATGGTGGCCTGTATGCGGCAGGCACGGCAGAGGGTGGTATCCCCGAGCGTCTGGACGAAGCGGCACAAGGCGCAGCATTTGGCGCAGCGGTGGGCGGTGTTCTTAGCCCGGCGGCGCAGTTTGTTGTGGCCCCGATTGTCGGCAAGGCTGGCTATAGCCTGTTCACCAACGCCGAGAACAAAGCGCTTGATATGATCCTGACCCGCGCCGAGCGGTCGGGCACGTCGTTGCAAAAGGTGCGTGACGATTTCGACCGCTGGCAGAAGTCCGGCGAGGTGCCCGAGACGCTGGCCGAACTGATGGGGCCGAACGAGCGCAGCCTCCTGTCGGCAATGATTACGGTGAACCGTGAAAGCCGGGAACAGGCGGCTAACGTGTTCGTCAACCGTGGCCGGGGCGAGGTGGACCGGCTGGAAGATGCGTTTGCGCGCAGCTTCGGAGCACGGCGCGGTGACTATGCCAAGGCGCAGTCAGAAGCGGCAAGAGCGCGCGTAGAAGACCCGGAACCGCTTTATGCAGCCGCGCACTACGGTAAGAACAAAACCCTCAAACCGCTTGACCCGCAAAAGCAGGCCAGCCTTAACAACATCCTTGCCGACGAAGATGACGTTGGCCGGATCATCAAGGATGCCGCTGCGGACTTGAACCGTATGGGCCACAAAGCAGCCCGCGATGAAGTCCGGATGTATGGCCAAGCCCTTGAAGCAGCCCGGCGCGGTGAAAGGGTGCAAATCCCCAACCTGTCTGTTCAGGCTGCGGACTATATCGAACGTGCCATCAACCAAAGTTACAAGGCTGTCGGCGGCGGATCGGGCGAAATCTCAGGGAGCATTGCGGGCTGGCGTGCGCTTCGCAACAACGTGCGCGCGATTATTGACGATACGGGCATCGGTGACGCGCGGGCAACTGCCGCTGAACGCATCCGGCGCGGCGAATTGCTGGAGGAAGGCTTAGACATCATGAAGCCTTCCGTCGATGTGGACGACGTGAACCGCATCATGCAAGGCATTCCAGATGCAAACATTCCTGCCGCATCAGACGAGGGCCGCAGGGCTTATGGCGTCGGTGCTGCCCGTGCCATTGCAAACGAGCTTCGCAACGCGCCGAACATGGGCGGCTTTGCAGATGCGACCCGCAAAGTTGCCCGCACGCCAGCGCTACGCGACAAGCTGGAAGCCGCGCGTCCGAAGGTGCTCGTCACTGATCCGCAAATCCTGGCCATCCGCAATCGCCTTGCGGCAGGGAAGAAACTCAACAAAAAGCAACAGGCCCGAGTTGATAAGCTGGGGCCGCAGTTTGCTGAAAAAATTGGCTCGGTTCAAACCAAAGCCAACGCTGCGCTAGATGAAGCCATCGAACGTGCATCTAACCGCGCTCAGTTTGGCGTGGACATGGTGGGCAACAGCAAGACCGCGTTCCGTCAGGGTGACGTGACCGATGCGCTGGCTGATGATGGCATCTCCGCACAGATCGGGCAAAGCGTCTCTGACCTGTTGGCAGGCGGCCCGGCGATGGCAGCAAGCCAAGTGGCGCAACGCTTTGGCCGCGACATTGGCCGCGCCATCAGCCAGCCCCGTATCCTTCGCCCGAACATTAACCGGGCGGCTACTGACATCTTGCTTTCGACCGGCGACCAGATTCCGGCGCAAGTGGCCAAGCTGGCTGCGCGTGCTGCGTCTCGCAAAATGGGCCGCATCACGTCGCGCGGCTTGCACCCGCCTGTTGGTGGCGCTCCCCCCACCGCACCGGGCACGCCCCCACGCGGAACCCCCCCCTCCGGTTCTCCCACACCATCCCCCAACGCCCTCGCCCCGCAAGGGCCGATACGGGCGGCTGGGTTTGGTGGCTTTGGAAACCCAAGCCCGTGGAAAGCTGAAAACATCGAGGGCTTTGTTGACGCTCAGATCAAGCTCGCAAAGCCCAAGCGTATTGAACGCGCTGCTACGCCGGAAGAATGGCAGGCGGCGGTTGAAAACGCGCAAGACCTGATGGAGCGGTTCGGCAAACGCGGTGATGTGCCCGGCCAGCGCCCGCAAAACCGCAGCACGGACAACCTCACCAATCCAGATGCGCGCCGGGCTTACCTCTGGGAAGACTTGGCCGCCGCTCAACTTCGCAGTCAGGGCCTTGACCCTGATCCGGTGTTCATGCCGCTTGTTGCCCGTCGCCAATCCAACGCAGAGCGCGCAGTTCCGAACAAGGCAAGCCAAGCAGCCCGCGACATGGCTAACCGCCTGTCAGGCACCGGAGACACGCCGCGCGAGGCTATTGTAAACCGGATGCGGAACGGCAATCCGGATGCGCCGCCGCCGATTGAGCGAACGGCAACGCAGGACGAATACCAAGCCGCATGGGAGATGGCACGCGAACAGCTTGTCGCTGGCAGGGGTCAGGCAGGATACACGCGCCGCGATGTTGAGAACCGTGCTGACGAACTGCTTAAGGGCATTGGTCTTGATGGTAGCGAGTTCTCAGTAACGACCCGCCAAGGCGGCACGGAGAACGTGACAGCGCTTCAGCCTCGCTATGATCAGCCTCCGAAGACCAGCGGTATTGGCGCCCTCCGAGGCGACCTCGGCAACGCCCTAGCAGGCGCAGGCATTGGCGCATTTGGCCCGGCAGACAGCAACGAGGAGCGGCTTCGGAACATTGGAATTGGCCTTGGTGTTGGCCTCACTCCAGGCGCGATCCGCGTTGCCCGCAATGCGCTCTCGTCTGGTGGCCGCACAGTTGGTGTCCCTAAATCCGGCGCTGACTGGGGCAAGGTCAAGCAATACAACGGTCAGTCTGTTGAGTCCGCAACATTTGGACCAGAAAATCGCGGATTGGAATTGACCATCGGCAAGGACGGTGAGGTGGCGTTTACCCTCTATCGCCAGTCAGTGCGCCCCGGCGATCCGTCTACGGAGGGCGCTCAGGAGCTTCGTCAGTCCATTAGCAAGGTCATCATGGCCTTGCGGGAACACGCACAAAGCGGACGCGCGAAACCGTACTATACATTCAAGGCAAACGAGCCGAAAAAAGCTGACATTTACCGAAAGCTCTTGGCCCGCGAAACCGGCGATGATCTGCGGTCATACGAAACGGCAGACGGCACATTCGTTATCACACGAAAGCCAAAGTCTGACGTTGAAAGAAAGTTCGGGCCTGTCCGCACAGTCGCAATCGGCGCGGATGATGTGGCGACGGCTGGCGTAGGAGGCCCGCGTAAGCCCCGCGCTCCGAAAATGGACAAGCAGGCCCGCGCCATTGAGGAAAGCGTTCGCAAGATTGCAGAGCAAATTAACGCCAAAGGCATCCAGCCAACGCCGCAACAGCCTGAAATGCGAGTAGGCAAAGGCATCGCCAAGCTGGCTGGCATTAAGGACAATCCGGCAATGTCCATGCGCGTTGCCGAAGACATGCTAAAAGCCGGACGTTCACCAGAGGAAATCTGGGAGGCAACTAACCGCGTGCCAATCAAAATCGAGGGTCGCACAATCCTCACGCGCGCCCCAGGCAAGAACCCCGAAGACGTGCAAGCCGCGTTCTGGCAGGAAATGGCAAAGCCCTACAGCAAGCGCGCCGATTGGGCGAAGACTGGCACCGAAGGCATCTGGCCTATGGGTCCGAACAGCGTAGCGCGCAAGCCTGTGGATGACCGTCTTGAAGTCGCCAGAAAAGCCATTGGAAGAAATTCTGAAACCGTCCCTATCCGCGACATCTGGGAAGAGACGGGAATCGTTGTTGTTTTGAAGGACGAAGCCGGGCAGATTGTTATTCCCCGGAAAGGCGCCGCAAGCGTAACTGGATGGGAGCCGGTGGCCTTGATGGACGGCAAGCAATACAAAAGCCTTGACGAAGCGTTTTTTGAGCTGTGGCAAATCTCTGCAATGCCGCGCGCTAAGCAGCCAGAATGGTATCGCAACACCTTTACCGAGCCGCTGGACACAGAAAACCTTCGCAAGGTCAGCCCACGCGAAAAGATGGCACGAGACGCGGGCGCCGAAATTCTTAAGCGCCCTCGCGTCTACGGCCTGACCGGCGGCGCAATCCTTGGAGGCGGCGCGGTGGTTGCCTCAAAAGCTGAAATCGACCGACGTCAGAAGAAGAACGCGCTCGCGCAATAACCGACAATGACAATCAACGGAATGCAGAGAGCCGCCATGCGGAACACTCTGCCCATCATTTCAATCTGAATCTGGTCCACAAAGGAGCCCTCCCATGGAAGAAGAAATCATTGCCGCACTCGAAGCCCTTATGCAAGCCAATGGCCTGGAGTGGACGCTTGAATTTTTGAACGCTGGCCTTCAGGAAACCGGACAGGGCGGCGAAATGCCCCCCGAGCCTGAGATGATGTCCCCCGGCGGTCCTTCTGCGATGCCCCCAATGGGCAAGCGCAACGCACTCGCGCAATAGCGCGCCCCACTTTCCCCAAAAATTGAAACGCAAGGAGGCTGCCTCATGGCTGTTGGCATCGCATACGGCTGGCAGGTCGAGAACTCGTCTGGCACACCTGTGTCAGGCGCAAAGGTGTTCTTCAAGATCAAGGGCACGTCTACCAACGCCACGACGTACACGGACAGCGCGCTGACCGTTCCGGCAGCTAACCCGGTTCAAGCAGACGCGGCAGGGTGGTTTGCGACGTATATTTCTCCGACGGTCAACTATGACATCCAGATCAAGTCTGCCGATGAAAGCATCACGTATCAGTCCACGAGCGTCAGCCCCTCCGCAACCGGCTCGCAGCCCGTAGATGCTACCCTGACAGCGCTTGCGGGGCTTGGGCTTGAGAACCGCAAGCTGATCCGGGGCACCGGAGGGGATACGGCGGAAAATGTGTTTTCGGGCGATTTGTTTGAGGTTAATAATGCTCGGGATTTTGGGGCAACGGGAGATGGCGTAACCATAGACACTGCGGATTGGCTTTTGTTTCAAGCCGCTGCTGCAACCGGCGTGGGGTATGTGCCAGTTGGTGAATATTTAATTGGACAGGTCGGAATACCAGATGGCGGATTCATTTTCGGGGCTGGTTCTAACGTCACGTCACTTGTGCGGCAAGCGGCTGGCAATTTCCTTAACGCTCCAACCGCACAAAACGTTCACGTAAGTGGCCTAACGCTTGATTTGAAGCGCAGCGTCAATGGATGGTCCGGCCACGGCATATCAAGCGTAGCAAGTGATTCGACATTTGAGCACTTGCGCGTCCTTGATTTTGGCTCCGACCTAATTACGGGCGGCGGGAGCGGCGTGCTTGTGGTCAAGCCGACCTCTGGAGCAAAGCCAGAGCGCGTCCGGTTGATGAATAGCAACTTTGTAAGTGATCCAACCTGCGACAGGTCGTATGGTTGGATTTTCTCGGAGGTGGACTTTTCTTTCGCATCCAACCTTTATTCGCGCCATGCGGTTGGCTACGCGCACGAACTGAAGGATGATAGCCGGTTCAATGTGATGATCGGACTTATCGGTCATGACAGCAATTGGTGCCTTGCCTATGGCCAGGAGACGGTTGGCGTAGACGGCTGTGACATGAACGTTGCGGTTGGGGTTATAGCTGCATCATGTGACGGCGGATATTTGGTTGGCGAAGGTTTCGGAAACGTTCTCGTAGGTTTGGTGTCCAGTGAGACCGACAGCCCTGGCCGTGAAGTAACCAAAAACGCAATCCGCTATGAAAACGGGGCCACTCAAAATATAACTATCGGAGCAGTTTCTCTTGGCGCGGGTGTGACCCAAACGGTTCGCCACACAGATTCCGATCAGAATTACACATCTGTCGCAGCGCATGACAGCGCCACGGTTCTTGCTCGCTTTGACGGCACGAGCGAAGGCAACTTTGTTGACGTTTTGCATCCGGGGCCGACCAACTCAATCTTGAGCCGAATTGTCTACGGAGATGTAACAACGCTTCGAGGCGCGACGGCTAACGTGGTGCATTGCCAAGCCTCGGGCGAGCGTGTCGGCACAATTTCCGGCTTCTTTCGGGATGTAGTTGGCACTTCTACTGCGACACACAGCAGCAGTCATTTCTGGCGTTATGATAGTGAACAGCTCGCATTCCACGCTTTCGGTATTCCCGGCGCTAACGGGGATGAGGCTGGCATAGTTGTAAACATTAACGGAACATCTCGTCAGGGGCAGTTTTCGTATGCAAAGGCGACATCAGGCGCGAATGACTTCTGGTTGCTGCGTGTAAACGCGACAGACGTACTGAGATTTTTTTCATCGGTCGCGCGGCCACAAACTGACAACACGTATGATTTTGGGTCTTCTAGTTTCCGGTATCGGCGCACGCATTCGACAGAATTTAGACCCGGCGGGGGTGCTGTAATTTGGACATCTGGGGCTGGAACGCCAGAGGGTGCGGTCACCGCGCCGGTTGGCTCCCTATACACTGACACGAGCGGGGGCGCTGGAACGACGCTTTACGTGAAAGAAACCGGCACTGGAAACACGGGATGGGCGGCGAAATGAAACAGCAGATACGCTCACGCTTGAGGGCTCCCTTGTCAAAATGTGTTCGGTAGCGTGATGCTCACCAAGCGCGCCGGAGAGTTTGAAGCCAAGTGCGACGTGTGCGGACGGAAAGAGACGCTGTACGCCAATGATTTTGCCGATGCGTGGCACGAACTGAAGCGCAAGGCGTGGGCCGTCCGGCGCAAGGCGCATCCCATCATCCATATCTGCCCCGAATGTCCTGTGGAGGTATCCCATGCAAGAGCAAATTGACGCCATCCTTCGCCCGTTCAAGCGGGAAGGATATGACACAGGCGCCGAGTTCAACGGCAAGTTTTGGGAGGTGTGGATTGGAAGCCATGCCGGGGGGCGTGAAGACGGCCTTTCGCTTGCCATTGAACTTGGAAAGAAGGTCCGCGCAGAAACCCGACAGCCCAGAAAACTTCCAATTCCAGAAGCTGTCCCGCCCCAGCCCCTCACCGCGCCTCTGGCAGCAAAGCCAACCCCTCCGGCAACGGACTATGACGCGATCATTGCAGGGCTCAAGGCCCAGCTTGCCGAAGCGCTGGCGAAGGCACCGGAGCCTGTGGAGATACCGGAGTTCCTGCAAGACAATCCGCCTGCTGAACTTGCTGACCTGTTCGACCCAGCCGACACCGCGCCGGAGTCAAACGAAAAGCTGCTTGTCCGCCTGCGTGAAGTGCTGGGCCTGATTGGCTTGGCAGAAGATGCGGGCGGGCGGGCCGCTCCCGAACTGTACCGGCGCAAGGACCGGCTGGAGAGCGGGATACGGTGGAATCGCGGGCGTCTCGCGGAAGTGATCTAACCGAACTGGGGCTGGGAATGGCAGATGATTATCACCGCGTCTTCATGCGGATAGATGGCGAGGAAAAACCCGTCATGGTGTCCACAACGGACTTGAAGATTGGCCTTCAGTCTATGTGGCTGAGCGACATGGACAAGGGCTGGACCCTTCTTGAAAGCCGTTTGCCTGACGTGATGACGCGGGCGATGAAGGCTTACGAGGCCGAGAAAGAAGAAGCAGAACGCAAGCTGAAAGAAAGGCTTGGCGTGACGACTGCAAACCCACTGAAAGCCTTCATCGGGCGCAACTGGGGATGGGTCGCCGCCATAGTCATTCTCGTGATTGTCCTACGGCCTGAACTGGCCGGGCACGCGATCTCTTTCCTGTTCTAGGGGCTGACATGTCATTACCATTCTTAAAGGCTGAGAGCGAGGAAACCGCTACTCAGGCAGCGGCCTTTATTGCCGTATGCATTATCACCGTTGGCCTTGCCACGATGAACGTCATGGGCGTGCTTGCGGGTTCGCAAGGCTCGTCTGTCGGGCAATTGATCATCCGTGTTGCGCTGGCGATTATCGTGTGCGGGGCAGAACTGCTTGGCGCGGTGATTCTGGTGCGCGTCATGCTCGCCCCGAACTGGTGGCGGCGTGCGGCAGGTGCAATCATCATGATCGGCGTAGCGTGGGCGTGTATCCAGAACGGCAAGCGCGCGGTTCATCTGATCTACCCCGAGTTTGCCGAAAGCGCTGCCTTGCTGGAAGCCAAAGCAGGCATCGCCGGGACTGAGGCGGGACTGATCGCAGAGGCGCGTAGCAAGGCCATCGACGCCACGCCGGAAGAGCTTGCGCGGGTGCGAACAGACATTGCCGCGCTGAAAGCCGAACAGCAGCTTATGTCCTCGCAAAGCCCTGAGAAGGTCAAGGAAGCGCAATCGCTCTTGATCGCGCAGGGCAAGTATTTCGGGCGGGTGGACGGGATCAGGGCCGAACTGACCGAAGCTGCCATGCGCTCACGGGGCGAAGAAATCTCCCGTGAGCTAACTAACCTTGGCCTGCGGGAAGAAGCCCTCGCGGCAGGCGCTGTTACAGCGGCGGCAGGTGTAGCGGCTGCGGCGACTAACCCCGCCGTCCTGCAAGCCGATCTGGCAGACCGGGCGCGCAAGGCCCGCGAGGCAACCATCTGGGTGGAAGTCATGCTGTGGGTGTTCGAGCTGGCTCGGACGTTTGGCCTCTGGGCGCTGGTGACAACGATCACGGCAAAGAAAAAATCTGACATCACTGAAAGCATCTCGCCTGACGTTCCTCCCGGCCATGTCCGCATGGAGATGACCGAGGAAGAATGGGCCGAGTACGAACGGGCGATGGAAGTGCATCGCAACATCCAGACCGGCGCAAAGAAGGGCGCCCGCACGAGACGGCAGGGCAACAAGATCGAAGCCGGTGACGAATACTACCGAGACAAGATCGCAGGATGGATGGTGGCCCATAACCAAGGGGTTCCGACTGTCACGATTGCAAACGGCTCGGGGCTGACCTTGGCGCAGATGCGGATGACATATGGCCCGCACATGACCCCCGAGGAACACGCAGCGCTGTTCTTCACAGGCGAGGCGGCAGAACCTGCGCCAGAGCCGGAACCGGAGCCAGAACCAGAAACTCCGGCTACGGATGAACTGGACATTCCGCCCGAACCACTTGAGTATCCTGTGGCGCCCTACGAGCCGCCTGCAAACGACAAACCAGACGACAAGGAAGCTGCGTGATGAGCAAGTGGTACGAGACTTCGCCAGCCGGAATGGAGCTTATCAAGCGCTTCGAAGGCTGTGCCGAGCGCCTGCCTGACGGGCGCCTGAAGGCCTACAAGAAGCCGGGCGACCCGTGGACAATCGGCTGGGGCATCACAGGCGCAATGCCTGACGGTCGCCCTGTCACCGATGGCCTTGTCATCACGCAGCAGGAAGCTGACACCGCTCTGGAATGGTTCGTCCGCAGCGTCTCCGATCCGCTGACCCGCAAGCACTTCAACGCGCAGTCACAGGCCGAGTTCGATGCCCTGTCATCCTGGGTGTTCAACATCAATCAGGGCAAGCTGGAACGCGGCGAGTATTCGCTCCCCGCGCTGGTGAACCTTCGCGCCCGTGACCTCGATGCAGTCATTGCAAAGTGGATACAATACAAAAACCCCGGCACGATCTTCGAGCAGGGCCTCTACCGGCGCCGTCTGGCAGAGCTGTGCATGTTCTTTGGCTGGCCGTGGCACTTCGCCCTAAGCGCCGTCCTGAAACGCGAGAACGGCAACATCGTGGACATGACGCCCCCGGACTATATCCTTGAACTGGCCGAACAAGCCAAACCCATCGCCAGCCTCCCCGATCCGCCAAAGCCCGCAAAGCCGGTTGTCCCGGTCAAGGTCGAGCCGCTGCCGGAAGTCAAACCCGAGCCGCAGATCGGAACAAAACCCATCAGCCCCAAGACGGTCAAACCGGAAGAAGTGCCTTACAAGATCGACCCGAACGCTGGCCTCAAGCCGCTGGAAGAAAGCGAACGCGCCATCGGGTATTTCTGGCAGAACCTCGCCCGCCTGTTCCTGCGCCTGACCGGCCTTGGCACGTTCGGCACCGCAGCGGCGGGTGTGGCCAACGTTGTCCAGTCTGATGCGGTGCTGGGGACCGCTTTGCTGGACCTGACCATTCCGCTGCTGGTGTTCGTCACGGGCATTGTGATTGCGTTCGTGGCCAAACAATACGGCGACTGGAGACGCAAGCGGGGCGAGGAATCGGCATCGCAGGGGATGTACTGATGCCGTTCATGTTCGCCATCTTCGACTTCGCAGAACGCGCTGGCAAAGCTATCTGGGCAAACCCGGTTACACGCTGGATTGCCATCATACTGACCGGCGCTTTCATTCATCGCATCTGGCTTGCCATGCGGGACCGGAAGTTCAAGCGTCAAGCGCGCATCGAGGTGCGTGAAGAGATTACCCAACAGATCGAGGACCACACCAATGAACGTGTTGAAGACGCCCGCGAAGCTGCTCGCAGCACTGACGATCTTAACGCTGAGCAGCTGCGCCAGCTCCGCGCCCGTGATCCAAACAACAGAAGCCGCCTGCCGTGACTGGAAGCCGATCACGTATTCCTATTGCGTGGCCGATAGTTGCACGATTGAAGACCCGCTGAACATTTACGACAGCGAGGAAACCGTTCGCCAGATCGAGCGGGTCAACCTGTATTTCGGTGCCCTATGCCCACAAAAATAACCCGCTCCTCGCGCTACGCACCCAAGCCGCCACACAAGCCGGTCTTTCCCGTTCGCAAGCCTGCGCTCGTAAAAGCCTCAGACGAGGCCCTGGCGCCCATCAACGCCGGGAAGGTCAAGGCGCACTATGTCTCGGCGGCAGGCTTCCACGGCGTAATCTGGCTGCAATACGTGGCCTTCGCTGCGCTGCTGCTGACGGTGCTTGCGGCGGGGTTCTATGTTCACCGCACGCTGGCGCTGGCCGAAGTTGGCGAGATCACCTGCTCAGCCGAAAACTCGATGATGTGGACCATGCCGACGCCGGACAGTGACGTGCCGGTGTTAAACAGTGCGGTGATGAACGCTTGCGCGAAGGCTTACAACCCGCTCGGCTGACGCCCCACGCTCGCCACATTCCCCCCGCACAATCTGAACGCTGACCGGAAGCACCCCAGCCCCACCGGAAAGCGGAGCCCCGCCCGCATTGACCTTCTGGTCGCGTGGGCGGGGCTTTTTGCGTTTCAGCGCATGTTCACGACATTGCGCTCGGCATACTGTTCGCGGCGCTTTGCATTAAGCTGCTCACGGGCATAAGCGGCAGCTTGGTCAAGCCGTTCCTGCCGGGCTTCGATAACCTCGCGGATTTCCCGGCTGGCAGCATACAAGCCGCCCCGGACCAGGAACATCGAAAGCTGGAACAGTCCCGCCCCGATGGCCAGCATCCAGATAGCAGGCGGTTCCTGACCCATCATCTTGATGATGTAGTGGGCAGCATGGACCTGCAACGCGCCGTCGATAATCATGGTCATCAGCACGATGAACATAATGACTGACTGAGCCGGACCGCCTTCGATGGCCTCCCCGTGAGCCCGCGCAAGGCTGATGGGTGTCATGGCCATCAGGAACGCAAACGCCCCTGCCAGGATTGTAAACGTCCAGCGGATTGCCTCAAGGTCGGTTTTGAGATCGACCCAGACGTGATACGATAGCGCAACTGTAGAGATCAGGCCAGATACGACCGTCGCAGCGAACGTGACGATATGGCCCTCTTGAAAGTGATGCACCTTGGCGGGTGCCTTGGGCTTTTTCATGCTGCACCCCGCGCCATTTTCTGAAGCTGGCGGAGCAGCGGCATACAGCGCCAGCGGGTCTGCTCGCATGGGCAATCAAGGATCATGCGAGCGGCGATCCGAACGGCCTGCGTGCCGGTCAGGATTTGCTGGTGGGCGAGGTGGGAAGTCAGGTTGAACATGGTGGGCTCCTGTGTTGGTGCTTATGGGATATCCCATATTTCCTAACAGGTCGTTATGGGATATCAAAATCGCCATGAGCAGAGACCCGAAACAGATTGAAGCCGAGAAGCGCTACGCTCCGAAGCGCTCAAAGAAGCCCGTCAGCTTCCGCCTGGACGACGAGGACATGGCCGCGCTCGACCGGGCGAGGGGTCCGAAGTCGCGGGGCGACTACGTGCTCGGGCTGGTGCTGAAGGCGATCAAGCGCGCATAATGCGCGCCACCCTCCGCCTACGGACAATCCCTAAGGCCTTGAAAAGACTGGTGGGCGATGCAGGGTTCGAACCTGCGACCCCTGCCGTGTGAAGGCAGAGCGCCTGTTCGCCATAGCTGTCATTTCGCATCTTTTGCAGGGGGTTCGGCGCCATCGGTGGTCAATGGTTGCGGCTCTGTTCCGGCAGGACGCGCATTATGCGCATTTTGCAGAAACACGGGGCGGGGCGGCATCATGGCCTCGCGGTCAATTATCAGCCGCTGTAAATAATGAAGCTGCTTTCGGTCGTGCAGGGCCTCGCGGGTTTCTGCCAATTGCTCCGCCAGCTTGCGGAACTCATGCTCAGACCGTGCCTCATGCTTGTCGGCCCAGCGCCGCATGGAAAACACATGGTCCGCCATTTCGCTCTGCACTTCGGCCAGCTCCTTGAGTGGAGCCCAGCCAAGCCATCTCATCAGCGTTTTCATCCCGCAATCCTTCCTGTTATCCCAACCATGTATTCGTCACTGAACCGCGCATAGTGCCGGCGCACGGTGCGCACGTCATCGGACAGAAGCGCAGCCGCCATGTCGAACGTCCCGCCATTGTCCAGCACCCAGCTCGCAGCCGTCCGGCGCAAATCATGGATGCGCACGTCACGCAGCCCAGCCCGGCGCACAGCGGCCCCGAAAGCCTTCTTGATGCTGGTGATCGGCTCCCCCCGCCAATGCACCACAAACGGCCCGTTGCGGTCCAGCATGGCCGTCGAGAGCGTCAGGGCCAGCGGGGCGCTGATCGGCACGTAGGGCGTTCTCCGCTTCGTGGCATTGCCGCCTTGGTAGCGGACCAGCATGTTCTCGGTGTCTATGTCGTCCCATGTCAGTTCCAGGATCGCAGACGCGCGCTGCCCGGTATAGACGGCAAGGGCAAGGAACGTGCGCAGGTGGATCTGCTCAGCGGCTTCATACAGCCGGGCGAACTCAGCGCGCGTCAGGAAGCGCTCACGGGGCGGGGCAGGTGTCGGGGCGTCGATGTGTGGCAACTCCTTCAGCCAGCCTTCCTTGCGGCCCCATTGAAGCGCAGCGCGCAATACACGGGACTGGCGATTGATCGTGCTGTCAGACGCTCCCTCAGCGCGCCGGGACTTGTGGAACATCCGCACACGGGCGCGCGTCAGGCTGGACGGTGAAAGGGGGCCTAGCAAGCGGATAACAGCCTTGGCGTGGTGATGCTCGCCCGGCGCTTCCTCAAGGTATCCCCGGACCAGCATGGCTATATCAAACTCCTGTGGCGGCAGGTCTTGAACCGCCTCGTATTCGGCTAGGAACCGCTCGGCCTGCCAGCGGTCAGTCTCCTTGGAAGAGACGCGACGAGAGCGGCCTTTCTCGGACCAGATGACATACCAGGTGTCTGATCTTCGCCCGTTGATGTTGGGGCGGTCGAGCCTGTATCCTGACATTGAATGAACTCCTCCAGCACTTCCGGCCTGATCCGGATCAGCTTTGGCCCCAGCTTGCAGGTCGATAGTTTACCATCGCGTATCCAGCGGCGCACCGTGGAATCGCCAACGCTCAGCCGTTCTGCGGCTTGGGAAATCGTCAGCAACTGGGTCATGGCCCGTCTCCGAGGGCGTCGGGGGCGGCGGCGATCATGGCGGCCCACGCATTTCTGTACTCTCCGGGAAGCATACGAATATCGCCGCGCGCCTCAGCTCGGGCGCCAGCATATCCGGCCATATCGTCTGTGCATTTTTTCGGCACGCACACCAGCCCTTGGTCTGCAAGCCACTGGCGGAAGGTGGCGAGGGCGGCGTCTGCGGCGATGTTAACTATGCCCGCTTGTCGAGCATAATGATAAGACTCGTACTGACGGAACGCTGCGGTTATGTCATCATCCAGCCTCTCCCTCAACCCGCTCATCCCTGCCCCTCCTTCGCGCGATGGATTAAAACAAAGTCTTTATTGAAACAGAGGTCAGAAGGCTCGGTCTGAATCCAGCCCCGCCTCTTGTCAGCGCCCCGCGTTTTTGCCTCAGATGGACTCTGACACATTCCGACATCAGCATTCAGGGGCTTGAAGTACTGGCAAGCCCTGCAGCGACCTAGCGTGCTCATCCCTGCTGCTCCTTCGCGCGTTCGAGGAGGACGGCGAGGGCGGCTCGGGCCAAGTTGCGATACTGATCTTGGTCTGCCCTATCCCAATCGTGAGGCCATGCGCCTTCTCCGTCTTGGTCGATAGCCATACCTTTTGCCGCCGCCTCCACGCTCGCCTCATCCTCCGCGATGGCGGACAGGTAGGCGAGGATGGTCTGCTGCGCTCGCTCTGTTGGTGTTGGCTCTCGGTGCACTTGGATGGTTGGCCACGGATCATTTTGGCGCGGACACCCGGTCAAATGCCCAGCTCGCCCGCGACACTCTCGGCAGACAGCATCGAAATCATTGATCGTTTCTGGGACCAGTCTGTCCGCAGCCTCCGCCGCAGCCTCAATCGCGCTGTGTTTCGTGCTCATGTCGTGGCATCCTTTGCGAGAGCTGCGGCGAGGTGGTCAAGGTCGCATCGTGTGTCGGCAAGCCAGCCCGTTTTCGGAACTTCGGGCATACCGTGGTGATGCAAGACGCAGGCTTCGCTGTTGTTTTGAAGCAGCTTCATTGCCAGCAGTGCAGGCCATGCCGCCTCTCTCAGCTCCGCCAGCTCCGCACGGGCGGCGTCTAGGAGGCGGAGGAGGGTGGCGCGGTCGGTGTGGGCGTCTCCCCCGTAAGTAAGGCGCCACTGGATTGCCGTGATGTTTCCGTTTGGCGCGTTGGCCGCCTCATGCCTGCGCCGTATCGCTTCCACCTCGTCTAGCTTGTCAGCGTCCTTCACTTGCTCACCCTCTCCACTGTTCCGTCCATGCGTTTCTTCCAAGTGCGGTCGAAACCGCGTGACTGCATCGTCGGCCCGCGCTGGGCTCTGCGGTCTGCTTGGGTACAGCCCTGAAGCCGGTTCGACTTCTTGGCTTCCTTGTTGTCCGTCACAGTTTTCAGCTTGTGACAGAGACCGCATAGGAAGGCACCGTTATCGACCGTGGGCGGACCATCGACATAGGCGGGCGTGATGTGATCCACTTCGGCGCCTTGGCGCTTGCAAGCCTCTGGCAATGCCGGATACATGCAGCGGGGAACCAAGTGGACCTCGCATTGCCCTCCGCTGCGTTCGCGGATCAGGCCTTTGGTCTTGGGGGTGAAGTTGCGCCTAGTCATCCCACCCTCGCCGCAAGCCGTGCGCTGGACTGCTCCGTGCGCCAAGCATCAATGATTGCTGACGCCGCCGATCTGCGGTCACGGGCCTTGTAATCCATTTCCGCAACCGCCTTCTTCTGTTCGATATGTGCCGTGTACTGAGGCTGCGCCAGCGCCCATGCTTTCCGCGCGTCGGCAGACTTCAGGCTGTCCGGGGCCTCGTTGATCAGCTTGGCGAGAACAACGGCTGTCAGATCGTCCATGTACTCGTTTGCAGCGCGGTTCTTGGCCGCGTTGCTTTCCCGGTCGATCAGGATTTCCATTGCCCAGTCTACTTGCTTCTCGGTGATCATGCGGCCCGCCCGTGGTTCGCGTGGTAGCCAAGTTTGGCTTCAGCCTGCTTCCGAGCGGTGATCGCGTCTTCCATGCTCTCGAATAGCCCAAGGAAAACGTAGCTTCCGTCACGGTGAATTTTGGCGCCCCATTTTTTGCTGGCCTTATACCAGAGAACACCCGTCACCCCGCTGGTGTTATCTTTTCGACGCCGAGCGTTTTTGTTGTTCTCGGCTTGCATAACGCACCGCAAATTTTCAATTCGGTTGTCAGACGGGTTGCCGTTTACGTGGTCGATGTTTGCACTTGGCCACTCGCCGTAATGCAGAGCCCACGCAACACGGTGCTCTTGGAACATGCGACCATCCACCCGAACGTGCCTATAGCCTGTTGGCTTCAGGCTGCCCGCAATACTTCCGGCAGGTCGCCCGCCGCGATCTTCCTTCCAAGTGACAACGCCCGTGTGCGGATCATAGGCAAGCGCCTTCTGTAAGCGCTCAAGTGGAATGGTGATTGTCATGCCTCAATCGCCTTCAGTTCGTCGCGCCGTGCAGACCAAAGGCCGCGCAAGTCGTTGGCAACATCCTCTGGAAGTTCGTCAAGCTGATCCTTCCAAGCCTTCGACCACTCCTTGAGGGCGTCCACGGAATTGCAAGAGTTGATGCCGCGAGAGAGTTTGCCGTGCATTTCTTTCACGTCCCGGCTGGACATGGCGCTGTCCAATGGGGTCACGTCCACACGGGGCACCTTTTGGCTACGGTCCACGGCGCCAGAGGCCGCATTCGCATCGTCGTCTTCAGGAGCCGCCCCAGCAATTGCCAGAGCCGCGTAGCGCCGTGCGTAGGTGATGCACGAGCCGATGCCTTGCGGGTCCATCTTGACCGGCTTCATGTGCAGCGTGGCTTCCATCCACTCGCCGCTTTCGTGAAGCAGGATAGAGGTTACGCCGACCAGCGATCCATCGTATGATGGTGACTGGATGAGGGACAGACCAGCCCGGTTCAAAGCTGGGAGGACAGCTTCGAGCACCGCGCCAAGGTCGGCGTATTTTGACCGGAAAGCCGGGTTGGTCTTGTCCTTCAGGACCGGGCCAAGGTCGCCTTGCGCCTTGGCCATTGCCTTGGCCAGCGCACCCCGCTCGGGGCTCCAGGTTGTCATTGTCTGTTGGCGGAATTGTCCGCCCATCATATCGTCAGCCATTTTCCTGTTCCTCTCGTGTCCATGTATCCGTCAGCCAGTGCGCCATAAGCGCGTCCCGGCGCGCCTTCTCAGCGGCCTTGTTTTCCGCCCATGCTGCCAACACTCGGCAGCGCTGAATGCGGGCTAGTTCCTCGTTCAGGCGCTGCGTCTCGCCCCGCTGCTCGACTGCGTACGTCATGCGTCCACCCCCGCCATTTCAAGCAGCGCATCAAGCGCTTCCTCTGGCGTGGCGCCTGTGCCAATCGGGCTTTCGGGGCCGTCATAGCTGGCGAACGTGGCAACCCAAGGCGAACCCCACGAGTCGTAGTCGTATTCGATGGTGATGGTTTCGCGGGTCATGCCGCCACCCGCTGCGCCGAGCGCTGCTTGATCATCTCGCCATTGGCCGCGCTGTAGAGAGGCGAGCCATCCAGCGCGCCAGCAAAAAGCGATGCGCTGTCAGCAAACGCATCCTCACCCGCGCCGTTCTCAATGATTGCCTCAGCAATCCCGCAAGCATCCGTTGCGCTCAGGCGGCGGACTTGGCCCGCTGCGAACAGGGCAAGCTCGATGGCATTGGCGAGGCGCTGGCCCCACTCGTAGCTGTTGGCGCTGTCGGTTTCGTGGAAGGCGTTCAGCATCACACGCCCCCTCTTTTTGGAATTGCAAAGTATCTGGCGGTGTCGTTTGCGCGGTATTCTGCAAGAGCCTTTTGCGCTTCGGCTTCTGTCAGGCCTGCGGCCTCGATTTCAGTGGAATAGCCACTGTCACGGAAGATTGCCCAAGTCCCTTGGGGCATCTCGCGAAGCATTTGTTGTTCTTTGGCAACCGTCATGTCTGTCTCCGTTGTTGGAGACCATTATGCACAACGCATAAACCCTTGCAAGCATAAACTTATGCCATGCGCATAAATTTTTTCAAGAAACGTTATTCGCTGTTCTTGGCGAGCCCGCGAAGCATACGAAGGGCGGCGGCTCGGTCGCGCTCTGGGATGCGGGTCCAGATGTCCACGATTTCAGCCCCGACGGCGGGCGTTGCCGCTCGTCCCGACATCAACCAGGTTGCGTCCACCTTGAACGCGCGGGCGTAGCGCTGGGCAGCATCGAAGTCATAATCCCGAGAGCCGTTCTCGTGCGCTGCATACGTAGGGTAGGGATAGCCAAAGGCATCACACGCCGCTCTGACGCTTGTGTAGCCCGCATCCTTGCGCGCCGCCTTTAATCTACTGGCTCGTGATTCCATGACTGGAAATTACGCCAAAAATTTATGCGGCGGGCATTGACACCAATTATGCACAACGCATAAACTGCCTCCCATGATCAGGATTGCAGACATCTTTACCCGACTTGGCGGCGTCACGGTAGTTCGGGACATTACGGGCGCGAACTACCAGACGGTGGTGAGCTGGAAGAAGCGCAACGGCTACATTCCGCAGCACTTCCATCCCGCGATTGTCGCCTACGCCAAGGCCAAAAAGATCAACGTGACGCACGAGTTGCTGGCGGAAGCCGCAGCGAACGAGCGCCGCCTGAAAGAGGGGGCACGCTGATGTCACCCCTCGGCTTTCCTCAGCTCCACGATTTCCGCGCCGCTCGCGCTGCAAGCGTCTTGGATCGCCCGCGCCATATCGGCATGGATCGCAAAGAATACGTGCCTCGGGATTGTGAAGCGCTGGACGACTACACCGTCGGATTTGAGTTCGGCAATGAAGGCTTGGCTTTTGGCGTCCCAGTAGTGGTGCGGAACCTCCGCGAGGTAGTGAGCGAGCATGGATTTTCCCTGACTTTTGTCAGCAGAAAAGCCAAAAACTTCCGTGGCGTCAACGTGTGTTTTGGGGGATTTCGCGCATGAACCGCGACGACCCCCTAGCTGCCATTCGCGGCATCGTCTGGGCTCTGCCCGTCTCGCTCGCCCTCTGGTGCGCGCTCCTGCTGATGGTGGGGCTGGCGTGATGGCTGAGTGGCAACCGATTGAGACGGCGCCGAAGGACGGGACGGAAATTCTCGCGGCCCGAAAGCCCCGTCAGTTCAACTGGTGGATATTCGATGTCGTCTCCTACGCATGGGAGGACGATAACGGCCACTGGTGGCAGCATGACGGCAGCCGCGCGTGTCAGCCTACCCACTGGATGCATCTGCCACCGCCGCCAACGGTAGACCACGGCGCACGGCTCATCGCCAGCCTAGATGCGGCAATCGAGATCGCCAAGGAACTGAAGCATTGGTCCGACTGCGCGGTCCACAACGAACCTGCTTTCCCTAATGGCCCATGCAATTGCGGGGGGTATCGGGAATGACCTCCACTGACAGCCAGCTCGCCTTCGACCTGACCGCCAAAGTCGCCCAAAACTACAAGCGCGAAGGCACCTCCCAGCGAGCCGCTGCCTATGCCGCCCGGTACGCCAATGGCGCGTTCGGCAAGATCAGGACGGCGCTCCTGTACGGCCCCGCCACGCCTGACGAAATCGCAGAGCGCACGGGCATCACGCTTCTGACCGTTCGCCCCCGTATGAGCGACTTGGCGCGCCCTCGGGATGCGGATGGCAACAAGATCGCCCCGTTCATCGTACCGACCGGAACCACGCGGGCAACCGCCTGCGGCCGGGACGCGGACGTAATGCGGCTGGCGACACCGACTGAACGCAAAAACTGGAAACCGTAGGAAATAGGGGCTGGGGAATGCCAAGAGAATACACAGCGCGCTGGAGCGCCGACAGCATCGATTACATCCGCACACTGGCCAACTCAGGCCAGAGCGGGCGGGAAATCGCGGCGCGCTTTGGCGTGACCCGCAACACGATCATCGGGATTTGCCACCGGAATGCCATTGCCCTTGGCGGTCGCCGTCATTCCGGCAGCCGGTCGGAAAAGGCCCAAGCCAACGCGGTGTCGCCAGGCCTTGTCCTGAAGCGCAAGGAAGCCCGCCAGCGCACGACCGCGCCAGTCAAGCGCATTGATCCGCCTAAGCCGCCTCCTGTTGAAGGCATTCTGTTTGACGCCCTGTCGCGCACGTCCTGCCGCTGGCCTGTGACAGACGCCCTGCCGCACAAGTTCTGCGGCGCCCACGCCGAGGGCGGACGGTATTGCCCGCACCACACAAGCCGGTCGGTGGCTCAGTCGTCGGGGGGCATGGCATGAAGGGTCGTTTTGACCGCCTGATTGCAGCCCTTGAGGCTGGCAAGTCCATGCGCGCGTTTGCGCGTTCGGAAGGCATCGCCGCGCAGACCGTTTACAACTGGCTGAAGGCCCGCCCGCATTACGCTGAGCAAGTGGCCAAGTTTCGCCGGGCAGGCGGAAGCCGCAAGCCCGTGACCGGCTATGAGTTCCGCCGCCGCGTGGAGGCGTACAAGCTGCGCCTTGCCGGACATTGCTGGAAATCGGCAGCACGCACCCTCGAAATCAGTGATGCGGCCTTGCGCCAATGGTGCCGGATCAACCGCGCACAGATCGAAGCCGCGCTGGCGGAACGGAGAGCAGCATGAACATCGACAAGTACACAGAAACGCATCTGGCGATCCTGACGCGCGACCCAGAAATGCCTTGGGTTCAGCAGGTCATTCTGCTCCTGTTTGCGGCGTTCACGGATGAAAGCGGCGCCTGCACCCCGGCTTACGTGACGGATGCGGACTTGTTTGAGGCTTCCCGGCACGTCGCCAGGGACTTGCAAATACCATACGCAGCGATCCGCGAAGTCTGGGAAGGCGTGCGCCAAATCCCCGGAAACGAGCCTGTCGAAGTCACCACGCCCAAGGTGACGATCCAATGAACAGCTTGCCATATTACAAGCGGTTCCCCCGCGACTTCCTTGATGGAACGATCGGCATGGGACTTGAACTCAAGGGCGCCTATGCGGTCGTCCTTGATCTGATTTACATGCGAAACGGGCGCCTTCCTGATGACGCGCAGTACATTGCCGGTCAGCTAGGCTGCTCTGTTCGCAAGTGGCGCGCCTTGCGTGATGAGCTGTTTGCGCGCGGCAAAATCAACATCGATCACGGCATTATCTCGAACTCTCGCGCGGATTATCTGCTCGAAGAAACGAGAACATTCCGAGATAAACAGGCCGAAAATCGTTCGCACCCTAACAAAATCAAAGCGGTGCAATCACCAAAGCCCGACCATACAGATACAGATACAGATACAGATACAGAAGTAAGAACAGAAGCTAACGCTTCTGTAGAGCGCGCAAGCGCGCCGCCCCCGAAGCCGCTCCCCCCTGAAAGCAAATCGACTGGCAAGGCCAGAGGCGCCGCCCGTGGATCGCGCATCCCGTCCAACTGGACCCCAACCCCAAAAGACTACGCCTTCGCCAGCAGCGAGGGCATGACCCGTGAGGAGATCAACCGTGAAGCAGATCGGTTCCGTGACTACTGGATTGCCACAACCGGAAGAAACGCCTGCAAGCTCGATTGGGAAGGCACATGGCGAAACTGGATCAGGCGCGTTAGCGACGACAAGCGCAAGCGCGCCGCCGCTCGCCCCGCTTACCAGCGCGGAGGAGCTGAGCAAACTCTCTCGGCTTTCGACCGGGTTGCTGCAAGCATGGCGGGACACGCCGCCCGGCCAGCCGATCCAGTTCAATCTGACGCCTTCACAATTGAAGGCGAGCATTGGGCTCCTGAAACGCGCACAGGCACCGATGGCTGAGCCCGCACCAGTGCTTTCGATCCTGAAACAGATGCTCATTGCCTACGTTCCGCCCGGCAAGGACATTCACGAGGACGCGGTTCGCGCATGGCTGTTTGTCCTTGACGGCCAGCCCTACGCCAGCATCGTTGAATGCGCCCAGCGCCAGCTCAAGAGCCCTGACGAATGGGCACCTAAGCCGGGGCAGTTCCTCGCCCGTGTCCGCGAACATGCCAGCGACCTAGCCAGAATGCAGGCCCAGCTGGAAGCGGCGCTCCAAAAGGAGGGCTCGCTATGACCCGTTTCCCCGACCGCCCTGCGCTTGCCGAGTTCCTGGCGAGCGGCGTCCTGCCGGAACAGCGGAGGGCGGCGTGATGGGCACCCGCATGGAATGGCAACCGATTGAGACGGCGCCGAGGGATGGGACGGCTATCCTCGCCATCGTTGGCGAAAACGATGACCGCCACATGAGCCACCAAAGAGGCCGCATGTTCTGCATCCGGTACGAAACCTTTGGCGGCAAGTTTGGCGGCTGGGGTGTCTACCCCGGCTATGGCGGCGCCCCTGACAGCACGTTCACCCACTGGATGCCCCTCCCGGAGCCTCCAGCATGACCCGCACCCGCCCCCTCCAGACAGCCGCCGAAGCCCGCGCCGAGCGCACAAACGAAAGGTGAAAACATGAAGACCATCTGCATAGACTTTGACGGCGTTCTCCACAGCTACACAAGCGGCTGGCAGGGCGAGGGCGTTGCAAACGATCCACCAGTGCCCGGCGCAATCGAATGGCTGCGTGACATGATTCGCAACCCCGACTTTGAACCGGTGATCTATTCCAGCCGGTCAAAGCACCTGAGCGGCGTTCAGTGTATGCAAGGCTGGCTCGTTTTGCACGGTCTGTCTGCTGACGATCTGGCGCAGCTTCAATTCCCCACACAAAAGCCCGCTGCATGGCTCACGGTTGATGACCGCGCAATCTGCTTTGATGGCAACTTCCCGACGCTCACCACAATGCAGGAGTTCAAACCATGGAACAAGCGCTGAAAGTCGAGTGGATCGACCGGCACCGCGAGCCTCAATGCCCGCCCAATCCGCGCTATCCGAAAGGCATAGATGTTGACCTGTCTGGCGGAGAGCCGAGCTGCGTGACCCAAGTGCCGTATCCGGCAAAGCGCTGCGGCGCCTATCACGTCACATGCAAGCGTTGCGGGTTCTCCGCGCTGGTAACAACCGCTGGACGCATTGATGATCCCCGCACGGTTCGTGTGCCTTGTCAGCAGGGGCAGGCATGACCCGCACAACCCCGCTCCGCTCCGAAGCAGACCTCCGCGCCGAGCGCCACGCCCGGACGTTCCTGCCGCGCCAGCTTCCCCCGCCTGACCCGCGTGTCGCCCGCCTCGCTGCTGAAGGCTACGTGCCCGTCCAGATCGCTTCCATGCTGCGGATGCCGGTCGCGGATGTGCGGCTGCAACTGGCCACACAACCCACAACACACGCGAGGACGAAACCATGACCGAACCATACCACCAGATGCTCAAATCAGGCCCGATGCTGATGTTTACGCCAACCCCGGACATTACGCTTCCAGAACTGGTTGCCGTTGTTGTCGCGCTTAAAATTGGCCTTTCCGCAAGCTTGGTTAGCGCGCTGCCACCGGAAGCGCAGCGACACTTCGAAGAGGCAAAGACATGACCGAGGATGAGGCGAAGACGAAATGGTGCTTCAGGACCGAGCATAGAGGCCTAGGCAAGTGCATCGGCTCCGCCTGCATGGCTTGGCGCTGGCATGAGCCAACGTATAGGGGCCGGTATGGCGAAACACCAACTGGCGAAGCGCCCACTGAAGGCCATTGCGGCCTAGCGGGGCGCCCATGATCCCCCTCATCAAACAGAAAAGCCCCGTATCCCGCAGTGCCGGTTTGGTTGAGCCGACACTCGACGGTAGCCAACCCATCGCCGGGCGTGGGGCGGGCGAGCCCGGCACCAACACAGACCAGCCGCACCGAACTGCTGGCTGGGACTGCGACGAAAGCTGGGAGCTGGCCACGCCGGAAGCCCTGTCCGAGGTTTTCAACATCAAGCTGGTGGACAAGCAATGACCCTCATCCTCCTCCTCCAACTCATCGGCGTCGTCGTCTGGGCAGGTGC